TGTTTCAGTTCCAAAATGAACAACATGTCTATCTCTATCTGAAGTAATTGTTAATCTTGTTGCTGTTGGAGCACCTGACATAATTACTGCTCTTTGCTCTAAAGGATTTGAAACACCAGGATTCCACACAAATGTTTTACCATCTTTAATAGTTGCTATTAGTTGTTCTCCAAAATTATCTAATGACCAGCTACCAGGATCAAGTATAACTGTTGAACTAGTTGTACCAGATCCCCAAGTTCCTCTACTCCATGTGCCTGTACCCCAACCATAACCATATGTTTGTATTGTTGGTCCTATTTCTTCGTATGGGTTTATACTTGCAGATCCTGCTGCAGTCATACCAGAACCAGATTCATTTGTTTTCATTTGAATTGTAAAACTGTTTGCGTTAGGTACTGTTAAAACTTCATAAGTAAAATCTTGAAAATTTGCTACAGTAAAACCTGTAGCACCACCTCCAGGTAGAGTTACCGATGTAAAGGTTACATATTCACCAACATCTAAAGCATGACTTGTTTTATTTACCGTAACTGTATTAGATCCATTTGTAGATGTAAAAGTAGCACTTGTTAGAGCTGTTGCTAAAGGTGTTATGTCATAAAATTTATCTTCATAATAAATATACAAACCTTTTGAAGTACCGAGTGCTGCGTATCTATTACCTTCTAAATCTGTCCAAGTGTGTTGAGCACGTGTTGGTCCAGAAATAGTTTCTTGTCCAATAGCTGTATAGCCACCTATTTTTTCTGGTTGACCATATCTAAATCTTACAAAGTCACCATCAATCCATTGGCCTTCTGCTCCTGAAGGAGTATCTGCTTTATTAAAACCTGGGGCTATTCTTACATTTCTTAAAGGCATAAGCCATTTTACAACATTTTATAGCTTCATCCAAGTCAGAGGAGAAGGTATATTATGTTCAGATTTTATGCCTTCTTTCATAGTTAACATTATATCTCCTGATATTGATATTCGAGGTGTGTCTTTTTTATTTTTTCCAGTTTCATGAAACATCATGGATGGAAATATAATTACATTACCTGTCTCTGCAGGATACTCTGCTTTACCATAATTGTTCTGATCCCATTCAGTAAAGTATGGATCTCTTTTAGGTATATTTAGTCCTACCTTATGAGCGTCATCATCAAGCAAAAATAAATTACCTTGTTCATGAGCTTGAGGGTAATAAACAAAACTAAAGTGACTACTCATGTGTCTATGATAAGAAATAAATTGTTCTTTGGTAGATAAGGTAGCCCAAGACTTTGTTATATAAACTTCAAACAAATCTAAATTATATTTTTGTGCAGTTAAACATCCTTGAATTACTTTTGCTAACTCAGTATATAACTCTTTAAATCTTTTATCTTTATGTAAGTTATCATCAATTGATTGTAATTCTTTTGGTTTTATATCCGTGGTTCGTGAGTATTGAGAATTGGTTGGAGTAATATCTTTAGTGATGATTGGTACTATTTTCTTGTTTATCTTTTCAAAGTTTTCTAACTTAGTTATGTATATAGGGTAACCAAACCATTTGGATATATTAGCCATCAAGTTTACCTTGATTGTCAAACCAAACATAACTATTTAATTTTGATAACAACTTTTCCATATCACTGTCCTTTACCACATAAACAAGTGTTTCGGTACAAAAATTTTTTATAGCTTCGTATCTATGATGACCATCAATTAATACACCATTATTAACAACTAATGGGCATAACAAACCATTTAGTTTTATATCAATTTCTAGTTGGTTTATAAGTTCTTGATTATTATTAGTTTGATTAGGTGTAATATCTTTTAATTTATATCTATAAAGTATTGAATTAAATATAATTTTTTGTGGTTTTAAAAACAATTATTGTACTCGTAAGAATCTATACTTAACTTCTCCAACACCACCGTTGGCTCCACTAGTATGTGCAGGACTACCTGATACTTGAGCAGAACCTCCTCCACCTCCAGATCCTCTAGTTCCTGCAGATCCATTTGTTCCTGATCCTGATGAAGATCCTCCAGAACCTCCAGAAACATTACCTGCAAAAGAAGCTGCTCCATCTGAACCACCTATTCTACAGTTATCCCCACCACAGTTTCCATTATTACCACCTGCTACACCATTACCGGACTGATTAAAAGAACCTACGGGACCAGATGTATTTGTTGTCACCGCTTTAGAAGTTCCATCACTATCTCTAAAATTACCTGAAGTGATAAGTGTTGCTGATATTGTAGCTGATCCTGCAGTACCTGCCGTGTTAGATCTTAAAGGACCTTGTACACCACCTCCAGTATAAGATGCTGCACCTCCCCCTGTTAAAGAAAAAATAGATCCAGTAGTCGAGCCTGATAATGTAGTATTACCTCCTGAAGAACCTCCGCCACCACCTGTAAATTTACTTCCGCTGTTAGCAGCACTACCAGCTGAACCTATTGAATAAGATATTGTTTCTCCTTCTGTTACAGAATAAATTTGATCAGATACATAAGCACCAGATCCACCACCTGCTCCAGCAGATTCACCTCCTGCTTTATCATAGTCTGCCCCTTGAGCTCCACCACCACCTGCTCCAACTCCCGCTTGAACATGAAGTGCATTAGCACCTTGCGGTACTGTAAAAGTTCCTGAACCAGAACTTAATGTGGAATATGAAGTTGCTTCAAAAGCTGCAAATACTAATTTCCAAACACCAGATGCTTTTGCATATATCTCATCTGCTTCTTGCCAAGTACCTGATACTTTACCATATGCGTTATCTATCTCTTGGAATGTTCCTGATACTTTGCCATAGGTATTAGCCATTTAAACTCCTATGAATATTTAAACCAAATGTCTCCATCGCTACCTCCAGAAGGAGAAGATGTACTAATTGTAAATTTTCTTTGTAACTTATCTGCAGTTACTGCATTATCAGCAATTTTAGCTGTGCTCACATTTGCATTAGAAATGTTAACAGTCAATACAGCGTTATCAGCAATGGCTGCACTTACTACTGCATCATTAGCAATTTTTGCGCTAGTCACTGCGTCATCGGCAATTCCAGCTGTGCCTATCGTACCACCTAATGTATCTAGTGATACCTCATTAAGGTTTGTACCATCAGCGTACGCTGCATAAATTTTTGAAGCATCTATTGTAAATCCTGTACCTGAAGCAGTTTTAATCGTAAGGTTTGTTGGATTAGTAATTAATCTGCAATCAAATATATAAAATTTTTCTATAGAGTCTGGTATGGTTACTGTAGTTGCACCAGAAAGAGTAATTGTTGCAAATTTAATTACCATATTTCTAGCAGTAGAAATAGATGCATTACTCATAACTAAAGTTGTAGTAGAACCACTAGAAAGAGATATTTGTTCAAATCCAGCTATTGCCTGTTGAACAAGTTCTAAATTTGTATTTGTTTTAGTTCCCCATGTACCGGCATTCTCACCGGTTGCCATAAGTTCTAGTTTAAGATCTGATGAAAAAGTTGATGCCATAATTTTGTATTATACCCTTTTTAAGCTGCCTTATCAACTTCTGTCCAAGTGTTAGAAACTCCTTTGTTTACTTCAGTCCAAGTATTACTCACTCCAAGATCTACATTTGACCATGCTGTAACTAATGGGCTATTTATACTAAATGTCATTTGTATACCTGTTACATCCACAACTGTATTTAGATCTATTGTTACTGAAGCTATAGAACCTGTTAATTGTGATCCTGTAACATCTACAGGAGTATTAATATCTATAGTTTCTTCACCTAGGCTAGCTGTTATTTGTATTCCTGTAACACTAACATTTGCATCTCCTGTAACACTTTGTAGTGCACCAATTGATGTAACCATATCATGTTCGGTGACAACTACACTTACATTACCGTCAGCACTAATTGAGTAAGTTCCAAGTGATAAACCTAGTTGAGATCCTGTAACTGACACAGTTGCATTTGCTAAAGGAGTTTCTTCTCCTAGTGTCATTGTTAATTGTGAGCCTGTTACACCTACAATTGTATTTAAGTCTATTGTGGAATTACCTAAAGAACCTGTTAATTGAACACCTGTAACACTGATATTAGCATCTCCTGTTACAGATTGTATTGCTCCTATACTAGAAGCTAAACTAATACCTGTGACTGCAACATTGGTATTAGATCCACCCTCAGCTGCAAAAGGTGCTTCGGAAAATGTTGTTATTCCAAAAGCCATCTATTATGCTCCTGGTTTTGG